TTAATGGCAAGTGAATTTGATTACGTTGAAGCACCTACTGAAGGTGAAGTTGATAAGTGGGGATTTACAATTAAACCCCCTATCAGTGATAATGAACTAATTATTATATGTTTAAAAAACGCCCCCTGTGGATCGGACAAGAAACAAGTTGAACGATTGATAAAACATTATGAAGAATAAAAAATCGGATTATGTTTGTGTCACGACATGGAATCCCATGTTTGAATGTGTGCGCTATCATTGGGTACATAAGTCAGAAAAAGATCCTGTGCAATTCGTGAAAAATCTCAACCCCGATGAGGTGTTTTTTTGAAACAACTATTTGTAGTTAATACTGGTGAAAATGAATGCGTCACTCATGATGGATATATTCAGATTGGTATCTTTAATCACTCTGCGGAAAAACATCTGGAGTTAAATCCTACTATTGATTGGCAAGTAACTTATTGGATGCCAGATATCTGGGCAAATAGATATAAGAGAGTATCATTTCAACATACTGAAAAAATGAACGAAGGTTCACCTAGAACTGATAATGCGTTGGATAGTCGTCCTAGAGACTTTCCAGATCAACCAACCGAAAGATTAGAAAGAACATTATGAAAACAGCAGTAATTTATAGTAACGGTAGTCAAGAGTGTGAGCGCATGACTCAACTCCTTAAATCTATAGGCGGAGAGTTTTTGGAATATAATCTCAATGAACACTTCACTCAAAGAGCATTTGAAGCAGAGTTTGGGACCGAAGCAACATATCCGCAGATCTCTATTGGTGCCAAGCATCTTGGTAATATGCACGATACACTTCATTACATGAGCGACAAAGGTATGCTTGTTTAGCTTGACAAACTTTTAGTTATCATTTATAATGAAAATCTACATAAACTACAATGGCAAAGAAAAAATACACAAATAAATCTGGAGACACTTTTGAGTGGGAGGAGACTGAAGAGATGCGTAAAGCAATAGAAAAATTGCATCAAGACATTCTTCTGAGAAAAATAAAAGAGCAAGACGACAAACTAAACTATGATACGGGGGGAAAATGAGCATTAAATTGGTAATTTTAAAATCTGGTGAATCTGTAATCACTGATGCAAAAGAACTTATTGTTGAAGATAAAGTATGTGGATATCTTTTTGGTAAACCTCACAAAATAGAATATCGCAAACCAATTCTTCTTTCTGAAGAAAAACAGGTTTCTGATGGAGAGGTTCAAGTAGCACTATCTCCATGGATTTTATTGACATCTGAGGATCAAATTCCAGTTCCAACTGATTGGTTAGTCACTATGGTTGATCCTATACAATCAATTAAAGAGATGTATGTAGATAGAGTAGGGGAAGAAGATGATTAAGTGTTTAGTTCTTCAAAATGGTCTAATTTTAATTGCAAAAATTGAAGAAATTGATGCAGAAATTGGAGATCCAAATTGTAAAATCTCTGATGTTGCTTTGGTCAATTCTGATGATACAGTAAGTTCCTGGTTGACCTGCACGGAGCAAAAAGACTTGTTGTTTAGATCTGAAGATATTTTAACAATCGTTGAACCAAAAAGTTCTATTATTAAATTATACATGGAAATCTCTGAATGAGAGTCTTAAGCATTGATCTAGATTACATTATGGGTCCGGTTATTGAACTCTATAATGGTCTGATGTTTAATGAAAATCCAACAATAAGATGGGAACAATTTTTTAACAAAACTGATTTTAATGAAAGTCATTTTCGTATTGATCAATCAAATCTATTGTTTTGTTACAATACTTTTTTAAAGGCACTTCGCAATTGCGATAGTGTCTCTTTTGGTTATGAGCACGATTCTATTCTATTCAGTATTGCCGAGCATGAAAATATTGATCTAATTAATATAGATCATCATGATGATGTTTTTGGTGGTGACTACATTAGAGAGATGCCTGAGGTGGACGCATATAAAACAGAGTTTTATGAAATTATGAATCACAATAGAGTTCACGAGGGAAACTGGGGTGCTTGGTTAGGTGGACATAATAAATTAAAATCTTTTACCTGGATTGGAAATAAGAACAGTGTGAATAAGAGTCGTAATAGATTAAATGCAGAAGTTGTTCCTAATTATAGAAATGTAGAGAAGGAAGATTATAAGTTCGATAATTATAATTTTGATCATATCTTTGTGTGCATGTCACCGCAATATATTCCACCAAATCACTGGCACTACTTTGCCATGTTCATCAGTGCATTTGAGGAATTTGCCGGAAAGGATGCTATAATATACACAGAGAAGTTTGAGACCAACGTTCGCCACCAAAGGATTCATAATGAGATTTTACACCAACGTTCAAATGGTCGGTGACCACTTTCTGGTCCGTGGATATGAGAATGGAAGGCACTTTGCTACGAGGGAAAAGTTTTACCCTACACTTTTTGTACCCTCTAATAAAAAGACAAAGTATAAAACTCTTGAGGGGGACTATGTTGAATCAATAGAACCTGGCACTGTTCGTGATTGTAGAGAGTTTATCAAAAAATATGATGGCGTAGAAAACTTTAAAATCTACGGGAATGAAAGATACATCTATCAATATCTTTCTGAAATGTATCCTGAGGAAGAGATTAAATTTGATACCAGTAAAGTTAAAATTTCTACAATTGATATTGAGGTCAAATCTGAAAATGGATTCCCCGATGTAGAGTCTGCAGCAGAAGAAATTTTGCTTATTACGGTGCAGGATTATACTACCAAACAGATTCGCACTTGGGGTCAGGGACCTTTCAATAACAAACAAGAGAATGTTATCTATAAAGGATTCAGAACCGAGTATGAACTCCTTAACGATTTCATCAGTTGGTGGATGATTGAGACTAATACTCCTGAAGTTGTGACCGGATGGAATAGTGAACTTTATGATATGCCTTATTTGGTAAGACGTATTGATCGTATTCTTGGTGAGAAGTTAATGAAACGACTTTCACCTTGGGGGTTGGTGACTGAACGTGAGACTATTATTATGGGTCGCAAACATATTTCTTATGATGTTGGTGGCGTCACTCAACTTGATTACCTAAATCTGTATAAGAAGTTCACATACAAGGCACAAGAATCTTATCGGTTGGACTATATTGCGAGTGTAGAACTCGGACAAAAGAAACTTGATCACTCTGAGTTTGATACTTTTAAAGATTTTTATACTAAAGGGTGGCAGAAGTTTGTAGAATATAATATCATTGACGTGGAACTTGTTGACCGAATGGAAGACAAGATGAAATTGATTGAACTTGCAATCACCATGGCATACGATGCTAAGGTGAATTATAATGATGTGTTCTATCAAGTTCGCATGTGGGATGCGATCATTTACAATTATCTTAAAAAGAGAAACATTGTAATTCCACCCAAAGAACGTTCAGACAAGGATGCAAAGTATGCGGGTGCGTATGTTAAACAACCGGTTCCGGGAAAGTATGATTGGGTTGTGTCTTTTGACCTTAACTCTCTCTACCCTCACCTTATTATGCAATACAATATCTCTCCAGAGACACTACGGGAGACCAGGCACCCATCAGTTACAGTTGATAAGATACTTAACGAAGAACTGACTTTTGAATTGTATAAGGACAGTGCAGTGTGTGCTAATGGTGCCATGTATCGTAAAGATGTTCGTGGGTTCCTACCCGAATTGATGGAGAAGATTTACAAGGATCGCACTATCTACAAGAAGAAGATGCTTATTGCAAAACAAGATTATGAAAAAACTCCAACTAAGGTATTGGAAAAAGAGATTGCACGATGCAACAACATTCAGATGGCTCGCAAGATTCAACTCAACTCTGCATATGGTGCTATTGGTAATCAATATTTCCGTTACTACAAACTGGCCAATGCGGAAGCGATTACGCTTTCTGGTCAAGTCTCTATCCGTTGGATTGAGAATAAGATGAACGGATTTCTAAATAAGATTTTAAAAACCGAAGAAGTCGATTATGTCATTGCATCTGACACTGACTCAATCTATCTTAATATGGGACCTCTTGTTGATAAATTTCTTAGTCATAAGTCTGATGATAAAACAAAAGTTGTTGAGTTACTTGATAAGATCTGTGAAGACAAATTGGAACCATTCATCGAACGATCTTATAAGGAACTTGCGGATTACGTTGCGGCATATGATCAAAAAATGATTATGAAGCGTGAGAATATTGCAGAACGCGGTATTTGGACTGCGAAGAAACGCTATATTCTCAACGTATGGAACAGTGAAGGGGTTCAGTATTCTGAACCTAAACTGAAGATGATGGGTATTGAGGCAGTTAAATCATCCACTCCTGCACCCTGTAGAACGATGATTAAGGATGGTCTCAAACTCATGATGAACGGCACTGAAGAGGAAGTAATTAACTTTATCGATAAGTGTCGTAATGACTTTAAGGCACTTCCTCCAGAACAAATTGCGTTTCCTCGTTCAGTATCGGATGTCATTAAATACAAATCTCATTCTAGTATCTACACAAAAGGAACCCCAATTCATTGTCGCGGAGCACTTCTATTCAATCATTATGTCAAAGAGAAGAAACTGACAAATAAATACTCTCTTATTACTAATGGCGAAAAAATTAAATTTGTTTATTTGAAGA